AGAGACAGGTTTTAAGTGGTTCTAAATCTATCCGATTTGATTCTGTTATCATGCCTAGTTCAGCAACAGCTTCAACAACTCTTGCCACGTCTGGGGTTGATACAGATTCTATTTGATTAACTACTTCTGTCCGGCTTACATTTCCGTCTAGGAACTTAACTAAGCTATTCATCACCTCAACAATCGTGGTGTCTATAGCATTAATCGAAGCTATTTCTTGGCTGTGTCGGGCTTCTTCAAGCTCAAATCTAGCCTTAGCTTCGTTGTTCTGTCTAATTCTCTGTATTGGGTCGTCCATAGTTTTTGATGGGGTTACAAGCCACCCCAGGGGCTAGTTATAAGCAACGGTAATATCAGAAGCAGCACCGGTAACGATTGTTAATCCGGTTGCAAATGCAACGTTGTATTCGTAAGTACCTTCAACGACAGAAGATTTTAAAGTTCCTATCTTAGTACCAGCAGCTGATGTGTTGTCATAAATGATTACAGTTCCAGCAGCAGTCGTGTTTACAGTTATTCCTTTTAGAACTCCTGCACCACTTTTAACCACAGTTGTAGTTCCGGTTGTAATGTTCCTGTGTGTGTATGGGATTGCCATGTTAGTCCTTTCTTAAATTATTTTGGGGTTGTGTTCCGTAGCCTCTCACGATGATTGCTTCTGTCGGTATCAACCCCGAAAAGTGTTTGTTTTACGCTTCTCTAGTCCAAGTACCAAGTACTCTTTCAACGACAAATGCGCTGTCAGTAGTAGCTTCGTTTACAGCTTTAAGAACGATGTAACTTCCAGCAGCTTGGCTAGTAGCTACAGCGTCTTTGTCGTCAGCAGCGGTGAAGCCGTTTCCAACAATCTTATCGGCTGAGTTTGGGCTAACTGTTACTGTGATGCCAGGTGCGCCTACTCTTACTAGGTAGGTTACGCCAGCAGTTCCAGCAGCAGCAGCAGGTAGAGTAACTGTGCAAGTAGCGGTAACGTTTTGAACAACGCCAGAGTCACCAGCATCTAAGGTCTTATTAGTAGAAACTGTTTCAGCTTCAACATGACCAAATCCGTCTAAATTAACTGTTGCCATTATTTACTCTCTTTCTTTACTTTTGGAGCTTTAGCTTCTGCTTCTGCTTTATCACGAGCTTTGCTTGCTTCGATTGAAGCTTTTTGTTGCGCAACTCTTTCTAAAGTGATTCTTTCAGCATCTGCCTTAACTTCCTCAAGATGTGCTTTAATGTCCATTTTGTTCTCCTATTACTTTGTCTTATTCCTTATATGTTGTAAAAGAACTATAAGAAACTTAACTAGGCTGTCTTATGTATGCCTATGGCTTTCGTCTTATTGCTGTCGACGAATGCATCGTAAACAACACGACCTTCAACTAACCAACCATTGATACCAGGTGCGTTCTTATGAGTGATGTAATCAGTCAAAAGCATTGGAGCAGTGGTAGCTACTGGGTGAGTTACTATTAAGTCAGTGTTTGCAGGCATACGGCTAGAAGGACATACAACGATGCGAACACCGTCAACAGTTCCTAGGTCGCCCTTTTTCAAATCCTTGTAAGCTGAATCGCTAGCAAGAACAAAACCACTCTGCTTTAAGAAGCTGTAGTATTGAGCTGTCATTACGGCAACTTTACCTTCTTCTGGAGCTTCGTAGTTAGCTATGTCAGCGTTGATAGCTAGGAAGTTTACATAGGCGTTAGCAGCAGTAGTACCAGCGTCACCAACTATGTCATCTCGGTTATCAGTTGCACCGGCAGTACCGATAGCAGCTAATACATAAGTATCAATCTCAGGAGTTAGAACTTCTTTAAGTTGACGAGCTAGGAATTTTCCTGCTTCGGTAACAAAATTAGATTCGTCATTGTTCCTTCGGTCGATGGTTGTTGTGAAAGCTCGGTCACGTGCAAGTGTCCAAGTTTGTAGGGTTGTACCTAGTTCAGCAGGTGAGCCGTAACGGTTAGCACCACTTCTGGTGTAGTCGCCCATAGCAACTGTGTCTACTGAATAAATCTTGATAGCATTACTTCCTACCCAATCGTAATCGTCATTGGTTAGGCTTTTAGTTTTGCTTTCAAGTGCAAATCGTTCAGAAACTTTCTTCTGAAATTTTGTAGCTAGATTAATAGCCATGATTTATCTCCTTGTTAAAGGCCTACCAGCGGTCTAGTTCTTTTTCAAAAGCGTCTAGTGCTGGGTCTACTTTTGGCTCTTTTGCTGGAGCGGATGGGGTAGGGGTGACTCCAGCCTTTTCTTTAGCGGAATCTACTTTACCTTTTCTTGCGCCTAGCTGAGTCAATTTTTCGACAAGGCCGGCTTTACTTTGTAAAAATTCGGTTAGGTCTGCATTTACTGATACTGGATTGCCCAGTTCGTCCATCTGTACAAATCGTGCCTCAAACTCGTCTATTGACTGAGATAAATACTCGGCAACTTCTGGGGTTGGGTTCTTGAAGACTTCGATGTTATTCAAAGCTTTCTCGTATTGATTTGTTAAGCGGTCGGTATTTGCGTTGACCTTGTTGTTGTAAGCATCTATTTGAAGCTGTCTAAGGGCTAGGTCTTGTTCGTCTTGGGCTTGTTCTAGGTGTTGTTTAGCAAGTTCCTCTTGGGCCTGTTGACGTTCAATTCTGGCTTGTTGACGGGCTTCGTAAGCCTTACGAGCTAGTTCTTTTTGCTGGTCCTCGTTTGGTTCAGCTTCGGATTCCTCTGGTTCTTCGGGGGCTTCCTCTTGCGGTTCTTCCTCCTCAGGCTCTTTGGTTTCTTCTTCTTTAGACTCATCCTCTGATTCGCTGGCCGGCTCGTCTTGTGGCGTTTCTACCGTTTCATCTACTGATTCGGCTTCGTCTAGGTTTTCAACACCGAACTCTGTGTCAAAAGCCTGTAGGTCTGCATCTGTGTCAGACATAATTTCTCCTATTCTGCTTATTTTATTAGGGTTGCGAACCCATACGATTAAGTCGTTACTCTGGAACTAGGGTGTTCCTGGGTGCAGTCTCCGGTGGGAGGGCTATGACTGCACCAAGCAATACCCTATCGGGCTACTTCATCGGCAACCTTGAATATGCTTCATGTCGTGGGTGTCCTGCTCCGAAACAAACACTTCTTAGTCCGTAATGCTTCCAGTGATGAGAAATCTTTGGAGCTGTTTCCGGGTCAAAGGCGTGTTCGTTGTTGTGCTTCATTTCTTCTAAGATTTCATCTCTTAGCTTGTTGGCTTGGTCAGCTTGTAAAGCTTCTTGTTGGGCTTCAAAACTGCTCATTTCTTTTCCCTCAAAGTCTTTTTAAGTACGGATTCAAAAGCTTTTAAGTAAGCTATATAACGTCTACGGGCTACTAGTTCAGCCTTTAACATCTCGTCAGGTGTTTGGATGTCTACCAGTAAGTATTCAATTGATTGAACGTTAGCTATTTCTTTTTCTACTAGCTCATGGACTATCTGATAAGCAGGGGTAAGCTGGGCTTTCTTTCTTTCTTTATCTTCGGCTAGTTCTTTCTTTAACTTAGTAGCTCGGTAGTTATTAAATGAACCTGAGTTAGAACCGGTGTACATATCACTGTTCACTTTGACCTCCCATGTTACGTTCTATAGCATCGGCTATCTGTTCGTCTGAGAAACCATTTTGAGCGGCTTCTAGGATAAAGGCGGCCACGTTTTCTGGTACGTTGTACTGTTGCATGACTGCGGTAACATCATCTGGTTGTTCTTGTTGTTCTACGGGCATTTCAGGGCCTACGTCTTGCATTTGTTCCTGTGGTGCTTCCATCATCTGTTCTTGAGGCATTTGCTCTTGCATCATTTGTTCTTGTTGCATTTGTTCCTGTTGGACTTGTTGCTGTTCTTCTGGGGATATATCAGTGATTATCTTGTCGTTGTCAGTTGAAAGCTGGATGATGTCGGATAGTAATTCGCCTTTGTTAAACTTCTTACCGGATAGTTCTAGTTCTTGCATGAAAGTAGGGTCAGCATTAGTAAGTTCAAGTACCTTTAATAGACCGTCTAACTTCTGTTGGTCATCAGCCATCTTTTCTGGTTCTGGGTCTACGGTGAAGTCAAATTCAGCTCTGGCGTTATCCCAGATTACTTCTAATTCTTTAGAGGCTGGGATGACATTACCCATTTCGTCTACTTGTTCTTGGAATTGAGGGAATAACTCAGGTGCAGATTTAAAGATTCGCTCTCGTTCGGCTTCACTTAGTTGCATGATGTCTGAACCTTGCTTGTTAGCAAAGTGGGTGTTTATCATTGACTTAGCAACTGCCGAGTAAGTAATAAACAGTTTATCTTTCATGTCTTCGTCATCAACGGATAGGCTAGCTTGTTGGAACTTCACACCAGCTGGGGTCTTGGAGTATTGAGGGTCGCCTGATTCAGATGAGATTGTAGTATCACCTGTAGGGATTAGGTTATTAAGGGAAGTCTTGTACATACCTATACGAGTAGGTAGTTGGTTGTAGACGTTATTGCCTAGCTCTTGTCTTTGGACTTGAGCTTTACCACCGAACCATAGGACATCTTGGCCGTAAACAAATGAATCTAAATCGGTTTCTGATGTTTCACCCGTAATAAGGATTGGTGGACGGATTCCAATTTGAGTAGCTAGTACGTCAGCTTGGCGCATGTAATCTAAGACGTTCTGAGTACCACCAGCAAGCTTGACGATTCCAGTTCCATAAGGATTTATAAAGTCTTGGTAACAATATAGGAAGTGAATAGGTACGTCACCGGTTGGGTCTGGGTTATCCCATGTTCGGACTATCTTTTTAGTAGCGTGAGCATATCCATAAAACTTTGAGCCAATACCACGATTAAAGACAAAAGTAATCTTGATACCACTCTTAGTTACTGATTTGTTCTGTAAGCCTTTAGGAGTGTCTTCGGAGTGGCGTTCTTCTTCACCCTTAGAGTTTAGTAGGTCTTTAAGTTCAGCAATATCCCAGGTAGTAAATGCTTCTCGTTGTTCGGCTTTAGCGGTTTTCTTTTCTTCTTCTTCGGACTTGATGATGTCTTCAATTTGTTTCTTGGAGTAGTAAACGTTCCAATAAATAACATCTGAATCATAATCAGATACTTTGCCTTGTTCTAAGATAACGTCTTGAGGGTAGGCAACTATAAAGTCGGTGCTAGTCTTACCGTTTTTAGAAGTTGTAATAGTGACTAGAGGAACTGAGCCATAGATAGCGGACTTTCTAACAGCATCTTTCCACTTAATATTAAATGGTGCCTGGGTGTTAGCGTTAGGTACGATGTTCTTTTCCCACTCTATCTTTGCAAATTCATTAATCCATTCGTCATCTCGGTCTAGGGCAGTAGGTGTACCAGTTAAGTCATCGGGGACAACTCTTTTAGGTAATTTAAAAAGAGCGGCACTTAAAGAGCCGTCATTAGTTTCTGGTAGGTTTTCATCTAGGTCAGGTAATAGTTCATTGTTAGCTAGACGTTCAAACTCAGGAAAGTCTTTTTTCCAAGTTCGAGCATCGTTTTCTGCAGTTGTATAAGAGGTTAGGAGCTTCTCAGGGGTCACGTTTGTACTCAATAATTAGTACAAGCTCTACGCTGAGGTCCTTGCTTAGTCGTATTATAGCATATTAACTTAATTTACGGTAGTGCAAAACAAGTAATTTGGGGTAGTTAGCGTGGTCGTGTCTGATTTCTATCGTAATAGGTGACTCTTTGGCTATTGAAGCAGCATCTACTAAATCAGATAGGATTGTTTGGATAGATGTCTTACGGTGTTCTTCTATGTCAACCGTAGTTCTTATTAACTTACTATCAAAGTAAACTTCGGTGATGTGTTCTATATGGTTGTCATCTATTTTGTTGGTTCGTCTTACTTTGCCGTAGTCAATCATTTGTTTCTCCTTTTTAAATGTGCATTTTTAATCTTGTTGGTCTAGGTCTATTACTTGTTTTGTTCATTGGTGGATTCTCGGTCTGATACAGTTGCCAGGCTATAGCTAAGCTCATTACTAAATCGTCGTGTGAGCCTTGTTCTGCTTGGGCTTTCCAACTACTCGATGTTTGGCTGACGATGAATGCGAACATCTCATTGATTGTTGGTTTGTCATAAATTCTGATAAGTCGGTTATCGATACACTCTTTAAGCATTGATAGCATAGTAGGTCGGGTAGCACTTGAAGTAGTCCAGCCAAGTTTAACTCCGTCTTCAAGGCCTTGGGTTGTTGCCATTCCACTCCGTTCGATGTAAATCTTATACTTCCCGTTACGGTTAAGCGTGGCCAATCGTTCAATTTCAGCGACTCCTCCGTTGTTTCGTTCAAAGGCAACCACTGGCTTAACTTTTGTTTCATCGTAAATCCTTTCTAGTTCAGTGTGTATCTTGGGTGTCATTTCAGTTGCTAATACTTTAGAGTGAAAGACTGTTGGAATATCTAAGTTAGTCTTTGATAGGAATTGAGCGCATGAATAATCTGTGCCTCCCCAGCTTGTGTCAACGCCTACTACGATGAACTCACCTTTTTGGTACTGGCGGTAGCGTCTAAACATCGAGTGCCACCTGTGGGTTCTCGGCTTCTTTCTTCTCTAGCCAATACTTAATCCGCGCCTCGGCAATAGGTATGTATTCCTCGGTAAGCTCTACACCCTCGACGTATTCCCAACCAGCTTGTAGAGCACCAATCATCTCTGAGCCTGAACCACTAAAAGGCACAAGGAGTCTACCGCCTGTTGGTGGTTTGATAAGAGTTGCTAGGTATTTGGTGAGGGATAGGGGCTTAACTGTTGGGTGAAAATTAGCTGCTACGCTTGAGCCTTTGTCTCCTACTCTTGTCGCACCATCTCCTTGCTCTACACCTGATTGGTCGCCATAAGAATTAAGTGTGTTCTTTTTAACTTCCTCAAACCCCTCTAGCCCTGCATTGCGTTCACTCTTAGAACTTTTAGCACAATAAAAGAAGCGTGAGGCAGAGCCAGAGTCGGGTTGCCACTCTTTGCCTTTTTCTTTTCTGTTTAGCGACCAAGTAGCTTGTTGTTGCTCCCCCCTACCTGTTACTTTAGTGCCCCCACCACTTTTTGTCTGCGGAAACACCGCCTCTACTTCATCAGAGCCGTCGTGAATAAGATTTGCAGGGAAGCGGCCAGTATTAAGTTGTGCAATTCCGTGACCTCGCATATTCTCCCAACCGGAATTGTTTGGTTTGTCAGCTTTGCCATCTCTGGCAGTTCCACCGTTAGTTCCTACCCTCGTACCATCTATATTCAACCCACCAGTACCGGTTTTAAGACGTTGTTAGCTACTGTACCCTCTATAGGTTTACGAGCTAGTACACAAGGTTCGTGAGCAGGTTTTAGAGCTGTGCCGTAGCCTTCGTAGGGGGAGTTGCCTTTAGTATTAGTAAGGT